TCACATTGCACTTATTATTTGTGTTGCTTTTGCATCTTCTTCTTTGTATGTTTCTTCAAGTAAATGTGAATAAAATTCAGTAGTAACTGATATATTTTTGTGTCCTAGTCTTTTCGAAATGTAATATATAGAAATGCCTTTGGCTAGTAAATATGAACAGTGAGTATGACGTAAAGCATGTGAAGTGATTTCTTTGATACCTAGATTGTTACAATATTTTTTTAAACGTTTGTTAACTGCATTGTTTGTTAGTTCACCAAAGATAGTACCGTCAATTGTTCTAGGTAATTGATCAATAGATTTAATGATATAATTCATATCTTTCGGACTAATAGACACATAACGTGGAGATGAATCAGTTTTATGTTCATCAATATATATTTCGCTTTTAATTTGATTGATATATTCACGCTTTAGATTTAAAGCACCACTTATACGACAACCAGTACAAATCATGATGAATAGTACGAGTGATGATGCGTTGTCTTTAGTCATCAAATGCTGTTTTAACACTTCATAATCTTTTAGATTGATATACTTACTATCTTCACTTTTATTAGGGTTATTAGCCCTATAATTAACCTTAAAGGTAGGGTTCTTTGCAATAAGCCCTTCGTATACTGCATCGTCTAATGATGTTCTTATATAGCCATTTAATTTTCTTATAGACTCTTTAGAGTGATTTTTTGAAAATTCATTAATAAAATCTTGATAGTGATACCTGGATAAATCTTTCAGCTTTTTCTTGCCAATAGGGTGGTTATTGATATGTTCTATAGCAGCAGCGTAAGACTTATATGTTTTAGGTGTTACAGTCGATTTCTTAAACGTTTCACACCACGTTTTAAAATAATCATACAGCGTTAAATTAGGTTCATAATCAATGCCTTGCTTTAACTCATTTAACTTATCTAATCCAGCAGAATTAGCTTCTCTTTTTGTTCGAAAACCTTTTTGTCTATACCGTTTACCTTCATACTTAAATTCGTATTGCCATTTTTTACCGTCATAACATCGTGTTTGCATGCTATCCCTCCTCAAAAAAGGTAAAAAATAATAAGGGTAGGCGGACTACCCTAAAAATATAAAAAAAGAGTATGTGAAAATGTACTCTTTTTAATAGAGAGTTAGAATCAACTAAATTCATTTATTTGTAATATATTTATTAGAATTGTTACCAAAACTATTAAAATAATAAAATATAAAATTATATAGATTAATATAATTTTAATAGTTAACTTCTTTTCTTGAATTTTCACAATTACATAAAGTGAATGTAGGAAAGTGATGGTAATTATGAAAATAATGCCGAAAAGAAAATAAAACATAATTTTAAAAGTCCTTTCTAGCAATCAAAATAAGATTTAAGGATTAGTGTTTAGTTGTTTTATCCTCTATTTTATTATTATCTTTAAGTACATTGTCTGCATGACGGTCGCAAGCAGATAATGATAAAGTTGCCATCATAATAACTGCTATAATAAATTTAAATTTCACAATAAACACCACCATATCATAAAATTAGATATCCTAGAAATGAGATTATACTTACAGCTAAAAAAGCCAATGAAATTGTTCTACATGTGTGTTTATAAGTTATCCCTTCAGTTTGTGATAAAAAGAAACTGAAAATAAATAAAAAAATACTAATTAAAAATAAACCGATAATCACATAGATCAATGTATTCATCCCCTTAGATTAAGTTTATTTCATCTTGACCATATGCAGTAACTAAATGTGAATTGTGTATTTATAAAAAAATAAAATTATATAGTATTATCATGATAATAGCGATAAAAACTATAGTTAATACCGTCCACATGGTATAAGCTCTTTTGGAAATTTGTTCGTTCGCTTTTATAAGTTTATAAATATTGATGATTAACAAAATAATATTTACAATTAGTAAAATTAATAGGCATTCAATAACGAATGTCATCATCTACGACTCCTTTGGACTTACTGTCTTTTTTCATCAATTTCTCTGGCGTATTTTTGTAATTTTCTGCGTGTTTTTATAATACTTTCCTTTTTAGGACGTGACTTCCTAAAAACATTACCTCTGTTAGTTCTCACAGTATAAAAAATTTTCCTCAGTTTAACTTGATAATTAATTATTTTCATTCTACATTTCTCCTTTAAATATTTATATTAAAGCGTCACTAGGTCGCTTATTAAAATAGTTTTTGACTTGCTACAACTCTACCAATTACTTTTACTTCGTCATCTTTTCCGTAAACTTGCGGATAGTGACTAGAATTATTTGATTCTGGAATTAATATAATTTGGTCACCGTTGTATCTAATACGTTTAACGGTGGCATTGTAGCCATTGACCATAACGACACCTAATTGACCATTTTCGACAACAGAATCTTTTTCTACTACGACTATATCGCCATCTTGGAAAATCTTATCCATGCTATCGCCAGATACTTTCAAACCAAATTCTTCTTTATCAGAATTAAGTTTATTAGTAGCAAAGTATATGTAATCAATTAAATTTTCTTCACTATAGATAGGTAAACCAGCAGATATTTTTGAAACAACTGGAATCTTTTTGACTGGTAGAGTTTCTAATTGAGGTTGTTCTTCTTCTATTCCCATAATATATGAAGGAGATACTCTCAATGCTTTTGCTAATTTTACAATCTTATCTCTTTTCATATTTTCTATGTCGCCAGTTTCCCATTTTCTTACAGTTGATTTTCCAACGCCTACTAAATCTCCAACTTGTTCTAGAGTTAAATTCAATTCTTTACGTCTACTTTTAATGTCGGGTTTCATGTTAAATTTCCTCCTAATTGGTATGTATTAAATATAGCACTTAAGTATCTTAAAAGCAACACTTATATAGGAAATGAAAATAAAAATGTATTTTTAGACACTTTTGTATTGACTCAATGATTTTTAGCGTGTATTATTAAAGTATCCTAAAAGACACGGAGGTGTTAAATAATGAACAAAGCAAAGCTTTATTCTGCTTTGGCAATGAAAGAGATGCATGTAAATGATTTTTTAAAAGCGTTAAATGAGCATGGTCTAAAACTTTCCAAAAGTGCCTACTATAGCAGGATTAGAGGAGAACAAGAATTTGACATCAAAGAAATTAAGACTATAGTTAAAGTTCTCAATTTAACTAGAGAACAAATGAATGATATTTTTTTTGAAGAATTAGTGTCATAAAAGACACTTAAAGGAGGAAATTAAATGCAATTATTACAAGAAATACAAATTGAAAATAACACAGAACTGGGAGCAGTTGTATCTAGTCGAGTAGTAGCAAACGAATTAGAGAGAAGACACGATCATGTAAAAAGGGATTTAGAAAATATTTTAATATCCCCAAATGTGGGGACATTAATTATCCCTAGTGAATATAAAGATTCTAGAGGTCGAAACCAAAAAGAATACTTACTAACAAAAGACGGTTTCACTTTATACATGTTCAATATTCAAGGTCACAACGAATTCAAAATGGCCTACATTAATAAATTTAATGAGATGGAGAACGCGATTCAAAGCAGATTACCTGGAACATATAAAGAGGCGTTATCACAATTACTTCAAACAGTAGAAGAAAAAGAGAAGTTAGAACTGGAAAATAACATGAACAAACAGAAAATAGCCGAATATGAACCTAAAGCATCTTATCTAGATACTATCTTGAATAATAAAAGTTTAGTCACTGTTGGCCAAATTGCAAAAGATTACGGTATGTCAGCTCAAGCATTAAACAAACTACTTCATGATTTAAAAGTTCAATACAAACAATCAGGACAATGGTTACTTTACTCAAATATTCAAGACAAAGGTTATACACATTCATCAACTACAGAAATTGAGCATAAAGATGGGAGTACATCAGTAAGAATGAATACCAAGTGGACACAAAAAGGACGTCTTTTCATCTATGAATTACTTAAAGATAACGACATCCTACCCACAATCGAACAAACAACTTAAAGGAGTGAATGGAATGCGAGAAGAAAATAAAAAAGTCATCTATTACTACTATGACGAAGAAAGCAATAGACGACCTTTAGGTGTAGATGATCAAAAGCAACTAAACTTTCTATTAGATGAAAAATGGATCGAGCATATAAAACGAGAATTTCCATTAACTATCAATAACTTATACATGCAACTAGATGGTAATGAATTTAAGTTAGATTAAATTTTTTAGATAGATATTGAAAAGCAAGCCTACTTAATAAAGTTACTGACATGCTCGATGTTTGTTTAGCAACACGTTTCACTTCATTCCAAGTTTCGTCATCGCGAATATTATCTAAGAATTCATGACCATAAAAAGTGATATTACCAATTTGATAGTAATTAATATTATTGTTTGCAATATCAACTCGTGCATCTAAAATGCCAGCTTCGTTTAATTTAGACAAGCAATACATTAATTCCTTAAAATTATAGTTTTTATATACTTCATAATCTTGAAAATTATATGTAACTAACATAGTTTCGAAAGGCTTCTTTTCTTCAATCTCTAATAATAAGTCTCGAATACAATCATGATTTAGTTTCATATTTAACCACCTCCTTAGGTTGATAAATAAATTATACACGAAAGGAGTATTTAAGATGACACAAACTTTAACCGTATCTGTACCAATACCAGACACACACGTACTTGTCGCTAAAGATGAATACGATGAGTTAATAAATTACTCACTAGATCCAGTTTGGGACTTAAAAGAATTGAAACGCAAATTAAAAATGTCATCTGACGACACTATAAAAGACAGATTATTATTCAATCCTAAATTTGAGAAATTACTTAAAAAACAAGGTATCGCACATTATCCAGATGAGAGTTTAAATCGTTGGAGATTCAACGCAAGAAAGATGAATAAGTTCATCGAAGAACATTTTGAAGAAATTCATGGAAAGGGGAGGTAAACATGAGCAAACTACAACTCATTAAATTAGCACTCCTAACTGCACTTTTGGTTGAGGAAGTTAGGAATGCTAAGGGTGGAGCAATTAACAAATACAAATTCACTAAAGGTTATGGCGAAGGTCAACCAAAAGTATCGGTGACGAATTTCGGACTGTCAGAAAGAATCGGAAAACAATGTCCAAAATGTAATCGACACACATTAAAAACAGCAAACTTTTGTCCATTCTGTAGATATGAATTTAATTGAATCTAAAAAAGGAGCGTCACCAATGAACAAATCATTTTTAATCGCATTACTATCATGGATTGTACTATCACTATCACTTACATTTGCAGGTATCTACTTCACAACTGCATTAGGTATCGCAACGTTAATTAGTATCGCAGCATTTGTATTTTTCGAATATGAATTTTTTCAAATAAAAAAGACTGAATGCTAACGGCCATTAGCAAACAGTCAAAAAAAGTAAACGTATTTTCCCAAAATATCTACTATTAATGTATCACGGAGGTACAAATGAAACAACATAAATTTAAACGAATGGCACATGATTTGATGGATTTGATACCAAACAATCGTTTTCAAGTTGACTATAAATACGATGTTATTTGGTTCTCACATTACCATACAAACGGTGTGAGCGTTCTTCAAATAGATAACACCATTCATTCAGAAGGTGAAATGCTAACCAATTTTGAACTAGCTAAAAAAGTAATCAAAGGAGAGTGTTTGATAGATGAGTAACATTTACCAAATTAACGATAAATTCTTATCAGTTTTAAATATGGCTGATGAAGATGTTGACCCACAAATCATACAAGACACATTAGACTCAATCGAATTAGAACTAAATGAAAAAGTAGATAACATTGTAGGACTTAAACGCAGTGTTGATTCAGATGTGGACGCTATTAATAAAGAACTTAAACGTCTACAAGGGTTGAAAAAATCAAAAGTAAAATTTTCAGACCGTTTGAAAGGTTATCTCTCTGACATGTTAGATCAACGACAGTTAGATAACTACAGAACATCTAAAAACTACATTTACAAACGTAAAAACGGTGCGAGTAAAGATGTAATAGATGAATCTAAAATACCTAAAGAATACTGGGTATCACAAGCACCTAAACTTAATTCAAAAATGCTCACTGATGATTTAAAAGCAGGCAAAGAAATACCAGGAGCTCAACTTAAACAAACAGTTAGTTTGGTGGTGAAGTAGATGACTGAATCAAATGTTGAACAATCTGACATACTGCAAGAGTTAGGTATAGAAGAGATTAATGAAGATACTCAAAACTATTATTCAATTATGGCATATGGTAAGTCCGGTACAGGTAAAACAACTCTAGCAACTAGAGAAAACAACGCATTTATTATCGATATCCACGAAGATGGAATTCAGGTAACGAGAGAAGGTTTTGTTAAGAAAGTTGATAATTATATCGCCTTTCGAAATACGATAGCGAGTATCGAAAAGATAGTAAATGCAGGTAGACAAAAAGGAAAGTTAATTGATGTGGTTGTAATTGAAACAGCGCAAAAATTAAGAGATATAACACTTACGCATGTAATGAATACACACCAAGTCAAAAAAGCAAGAATACAAGATTATGGCGAAACGTCTAAATTAATTGTTAATTCAGTTAGACATTTATTAAAGGTTAAAGACAAACTCGGATTTCACGTTGTACTTACAGGCCATGAAGGACTTAACTCAGAGGATAAAGATGAAAACGGAAAGATTATTAACCCTAGAATATCAATTGAAGTACAACCAGCAATACACAATAACTTAGTAACTCAGTTTGACATTATAGGACATACATTTATAGAAGATCATACAGATGAGAATGGAAACGCGACACATGATTATGTGTTTTCTGTAGAACCTTCTAATTTATACACAACTAAAGTTAGACATAATCCGCAAGTAACAATCAATAATCCGAATATTAAAAATGCTTCAATTTCAAAAATTGTAGATATGGCACAAAACGGAAACTAAAAAACTAAAAGGACGGTAATTAATTATGAAAAAAAATGACATAACACATCAACCACCAGAAGCAGTTGATGTAGTTAAATTAATTAAAATTATTTGTCTGAAAGGTAATGGTAACGAAGATCCTATTAGGAAAGTTGAAAGATATTATGACTTAAATGGCACATTTATATTTGAAAAAAGCATTTAATCTTTATTAATAAATTCATTTGCTTCAGAAATACTAATTTCTAAACTTACTAAAGCCGTTAAAGCGTGTAAAAATTTCTTTAAGTCTTGTACATCTTTATCAACGTGTTTTCTAACATAATGTGTTTCATCATTTCCAATCCAACTAGCTGCACGAGCTAAATTATTAATTCTTATATCATCAATATCAGAAATGCATTGTCCAAGTTGTTGGGTTGATACTTTAGACTCATCTTTGTCTTTGCATTTAATTAAATAATCTTTAACAAGAAATTCAATTGCTTTTCTATAACCAATACCAGCTAAATGATCAAATCTTAAAGCTTCTGCATTTGAACTTTGAGTAATAATATTTTTGAATTCTTGACTTATTTCATCAATTTCACTTGGATATTCGAACAATGTCTCAGGCATAGGTTTTTCATTATCCATTTTAAGTTCAGCAATGGAACCTCCCGGTGTGAAATTAACCTTATAGGTTTGCAAAAAATGCTTATTACAACTAGGGCATTGTAGAGTTATTGACACTGGAAAATATCTATTACTTGTATCAAATGGAGTTGAACTTAATATAGACGGACTTATCTTAGATTTACACCAAGGACAATAATTTGGTAACTCTATCTCATACTTTCCGTGTGCACTTCCTTGAGTATTTAACAACAGAATTTTGCGTTTCAAAAATATCACTCACTTTCAAAAATTAGAATTAAATATATTATACAAAAATAACATAAAGGACGGTAATCAATTATGAAAATTTCAGGACAAGCTCAATATATTAAAGAAACAAATCAAGAAAAGTTCTATAACGGTACAACAGGTTTTCAAGCTGGAGAATTCACAGTAAAAGTTAAAAATATTGAATTTAATGATAGAGAGAATAGATATTTTACAATCGTATTCGAAAATGATGAAGGTAAACAATACAAACACAATCAATTTGTTCCACCTTACAAATATGATTTCCAAGAAAAACAATTGATAGAACTACTAACTAGATTAGGCATTAAATTAAATCTTCCAAGTTTAGACTTTGATACTAACGAATTAATTGGAAAACCGTGTCATTTAGTTTTGAAATGGAAATTCAATAAAGATGAAGGTAAATATTTCACTGATTTTTCATTTATTAAACCTTACAAAAATGGAGAAGGAATAATTAATAAACCGATCCCTAAAACCGAAAAGCAAAAAGCTGAAGAGAAAAGCAATTCACAACAAACGCCAATGACAAGCCAAGATAACCCGTTTGGTAACAATGACCCATTAGGTTATGAAGATGATTTAGCATTCTAGGATGTGATTAAATGCAACGCATTACAAGATACCAGCGAGATAACGACGGTACTTATTCCGTCGTTGCTACTGGTGTTGAACTAGAGCGAAGTCACATAGATTTATTAGATAACGGTTACTCACTTAATGCAGAAGTGGAAGTGCCGGATAACAAAAGATTGTCTATTGAACAACGTAAAAAGATTTTTGCTATGTGCAGAGATATTGAAATGCATTGGGGAGAACCAGTGGAATCACTAAGAAAAAGGTTTCAAGCAGAACTTGAAATAATGAACGGTTATGAAGAAATAAGTTTACGAGATTGTTCTATGAAAGTAGCTAGAGAATTAATTGAATTGATCATCGCATTCATGTTTCATCATCAAATACCTATGAGAGTAGAGACAAGCAAGTTACTAAGTGGAGACCAGGCAATGTTGTATTGGGCAACTGTTAATCGTAATTGTGTGATATGTAGTGCTCCAGGTAGTGACTTAGCTCATTACGAGACAGTAGGTAGAGGTATGAACAGGAATAAGATGAATCACTACGACAAGCATGTACTAGCTTTATGTAGACGCCATCATTCAGAACAACATGCGATTGGTGTTAAATCGTTTGATGAAAAATACCACTTACAAAACAGTTGGATCAAAGTTGATGATCGTCTTAATGCGATGTTGAAAGGAGTAAAAAATGGTAGATAGATTTGATGTAGGAGAACGTATAAATGAGCGAAGAACTCGATTAGGAATGACACAAAAAGAATTAGCTAGTAAAACTGACACAACTAAATCAACAGTTCAAAAATGGGAGTCTGGTGTTCATTTACCTAAAAAAGAAACAATACCTAAAATAGCCGGAATTCTAAAGTATAGCGAAGAATACCTTCTGTATGGAAGTGACAGCAATGAGTAAGTTATTAATAGACGATTACCCAATATTAGTTTTGCCTAAGTTAGCTACAGAAATCGGATTAAACGAGGCTATTGTACTTCAACAGATTCACTACTGGTTAGGAAGTAGCAAACACATACATGATGGATTTAACTGGATATATAACAGCTATAAAGAATGGGAAGAACAATTCCCTTTTTGGAGCAATGTAACAATACGTAGAACGATCACAAGTTTAGAAAAACAAAACCTAATAATCACAAGCAATTACAATAAAGCGGGTTTCGACAAAACGAAGTGGTACACAATCAACTATTTAGAGCTTGAGGGTGTGAGCAAACGAGTTGCTCAAAATGAGCAAACGATGTGGTCAAAAAGAGCAAATGGAGTTGCTCAAAATGAGCAAGTCGAACAGCTCAAAATGAGCAAACCAATACCAGAGACTACACAAGAGACTACTTCAGAGACTTCTTCAAGAGATATATTGTCGGGCGACCCGACTGCTTCTCCAATTCCCTATAAAGAAATTATTGGTTATTTAAATGAAAAAGCAGGCAAACAATTTAAACATAATACCGGTAAAAGCAAAAGATGTATTGAAGCAAGATGGAATGAAGATTTTAGATTAGATGACTTTAAAAAAGTGATAGATATAAAAACATCAGAATGGTTAGGAACAAGCCAAGAAAAATATCTAAGGCCCGAAACGTTATTTGGCACTAAATTTGAGGGATATCTCAACCAAGAAACTAATACACAACCTAACAACCCATACGCTAACGCATTTGAAAATGCACAGCCATTGGATATGGAAAACTTACCGTTTTAAAGGAGTGATGAGATGGAGGCTTTCCAGAACCTAGCAAAGCAAGCAGGTTTTAGAAATAAGATAGTTAAACAAGAATTCGGTTTGAAGTGTAACGACTGTGGTCGAACGTACAACTATTACGAATTTGATAACGGTCAAGTAGTTAAAGACGGTTGCGACTGCGAAATGATAGCACTAGCCAAACAGTCTACTGAAAACTATCGCAAGAAACAACGTAAAGCAAAAGCAGAAAAGATATTTAAGCAATCGATTATTAACGATAACTTAGCTCAAGTAACTTTTGATAACTACGAACCAACATCAGAAAAGCTAAAGTATGCTAAAGGTTTATGTCAAAGGTATGCCCAAAACTTCACATTAGATAATAAACAATCGCTACTTATACAAGGTTCATTTGGTACAGGTAAGTCACATCTATCTATGAGTATTGTAAAAGAAGTAAAGGCAAAAGGTTACACAGTGCTTTATATGAATGTACCACAGCTTATTTCCACAATTAAAAATACCTACAACAACAGAAACGGTATGACTGAGCAAGAGTTAGCACAAATTATTAGTGATGTTGATCTAATGGTGTTTGATGACTTCGGTATTAACATGAATGAGTTTGCGACAAGCAAAATGTTCGAGTTAGTCGAAAGCAGAGTAGGTAAACACAATATATTTACAACTAACCTAGATGAAAAAGAAATGACTAGAAATAAAGATATGCAACGTATATTTAGCAGAATTATGAGTAATACAACGCTAATCAAAATGGACGGTCAAGATTACAGAACAAGGGGGCTTAAATTTTGATTACATTACAAGAAATCAAACAAAATCTTGAGTGTTCTGATGTGTATGCTAAGAAACTCATAGACGACGCACAGGGCGACGAAAAGAAGTTAGAAGATACTTACTATAGAAAACTTGCAGAACGTCGTATACGCCCTGCTATTGTCGAATATTAGGAGTGTTATAAATGGCAAAGGAAAAATATTACCTATATAGAGCTGATGGCACAGAAGATATTAAGGTCATCAAGTACGAAGATAACACCAATGAGGTTTATTCGCTTACAGGAGCCCATTTTAGCGACGATAAGAAGATTATGACAGATAGTGAGATAAAACGATTTAAAGGCGTGTATGGGCTCTTGTATGAGCAAGAACTAGGATTACAAGCGAATCTATTCGAATATTTGTAGAGGTGGCATATGAGTAAATACAATGCGAAGAAAGTTGAATACAAAGGTATTATATTCGATAGCAAAGTAGAGTGTGAATATTACCAACATTTAGAAAGTAAGATGAATGGCGTTAACTATGATCGTATCGAAATACAGCCAAGATACGAGCTTGTACCTAAGTTTGGTAAGCAACGTAAGGCAGAATATATTGCAGATTTTGCATTATATCTCAATGATGAGTTGGTCGAAGTGATAGATGTTAAAGGTAGACCTACTGAAACGGCAAAACTTAAAGCTAAGATATTCAGATACTTATACAGAGATGTAAAGCTCACATGGATATGTAAAGCGCCCAAATATACTGGCCTTGATTGGATTGAATACGACGAATTAGTGAAAGTGAGACGTCAACGTAAGAAAGAGAAAGGGTGATTAATTGGAACACAGAGAAGAAACAATCGAAGTTGAAGCAAAACTAAAAGTGCGTGTGAAGTACCCTGTTTGGATTAATAACAGAATCACTACAGAAGAAGAACGCGAACGCATTTTAGATTTAATCGCAAAGAACCCAGAAAAAGAATTGATGCATGAAGATTTAGAACTGATTGAATTAGTAGAGGTGGAGTAAATGGTTAAACGGACATTAGAAACAATAGATGGCGTTGAATATGCATTGGTCGAAGTTAAAGGAAAGAAAGTCAAAATGCCTAACGAAGATATAAAAATTGCAGAAAAACACGGAGTTTCATACAGAATCATTCAGAGGAGACTATATAGAGGGTGGAGCGTTAAAGACGCAGTGTTACCTAAAATATTGTATACAAATTCCAAAGCAGAAGTTGAAGATGGCGTACTTTACAGAATTATCAAAGCAGGCGATAAAACCTATCGTATAAGCGATGAAGATTTAAAGAAAGCGGAGGACAATGGTGTAAGTAAAGATAGTTTAGTAAGTCGTTTAAGAAATGGTAACTACACACTAGAACAAGCTTTGACATATCCAAAAGGAAAAAGAACTATAGCAAAAAAATATGACATTGATGGTCGAAGAATGACTATGGAAGAAATAGCAAAAGAAGGCTTTATATCTCTAGCAACAGTTAAATATAGAATCAAGCACGGTTATAAAGGGCTAGAAATTTTAAAAGGTAAGGAGAAAACAAATTGATTGAACAAATACCGAAGTTTAATAAAGGCGATGGTTTAAGTGCAAAACAGTTGTATGAGTTACAACAAGCAGAAATGAGACATGAAAGAGAATTGAAACGAAAGCGTCGAGAAGAAAGAATAGCACGTGCTAAACGATCATTAGAGATGTTGGAAAAAAACAGAGTTGATAGTAATTATTTCAGAAATTTAGAGAAAAACAATCTAATTACCAGAGTTAAAACCGACTCATACGGCAGAGTACAAAGGGGATAAGCGAATGGAATTACATGAATTAAATACAGGCGATGATATTTGGTTCAAATATCCAAACGCGACCAACTCATTCCCTGCAGTTGTGGAAGAACTCCATTACAACTTTAAAGGCGAACCATATCTAAAAGTACGAGTAGGTAGTGAATTAGTAGTGATTGATGAAAAATACGACATAGTAAAGGTGTAGATGATAATGACAATTATTAGTAATCAGAAAGTGGATATGGTTAAACAACCACCACATTATCAATTTGGAATATTTACGGCAAACGTAATCATTGAAGCAGTCGGCAAAACATATAAATCTGCGTCAGTTTTCTATCACGTTGGGAATGCTTTGAAATATTTAATGCGTGCCCCAAGAAAGAATGGACTAGAAGATTTAAAGAAAGCAAAGGAAAGCGTTGATATGGCAATCAATGTGTGGGACACAAAAAATGACAACTAGCACATACGACCTATCTTCAACGATCAACCAGAAATATAGATACAACACTAAAGGCAAGACACCTACACAGATTAATCGTGAATTACGTGAAAAAGGTGTGCAGGGCTTTGTAATTAAAGTAGGTAGCAATAAAGTCGTGATGAAAGTATTAGAAGAACATAAACACAGTAACAGGGAGTGTATGAGATGAATATCAAAAACCAACTATACACATTTAAAGCAACATGTACCAATGTTGTTGACGGGGACACGATAGATATAGATATAGATTTAGGGTTTGAAACTTTTGCTAAAAGGCGTGTCAGGTTACTCAATGTTGATACGCCAGAGAGAGGACAAGAAAATTATAGTAAAGCTACTAACTTTACAAAGCAATGTGTAGAGAATAAAAAGATATATGTTCAGACGTATAAAGATGACGCTTTCGGCAGATATTTAGCCAATGTCTTTTATGATACAGGTAATGAGATACGTTCGTTGAATGATGATCTGCACATTAACCAATTAATTAAACCTAATTCGAAATGGAATGAAAGCAATGAAAAATAAAAAAGCGTTCCTTAACCAGTATTTCGGTACCAAGCGTTACTTGTACCAAGACGAAAAGAAAGTGGCTCACATGCATATCGTAAACGGCGTGTATTACCTACACGGTCATCACAAAACAAAGTGGGCGGGAGTTAAGTTGACGTTTAACAGTGAACGAGAGTTTATGAATTACATTCAGCAATATGAGTTGAGCTTGGAAGAAGATAAGCAGCTGACATTATTTTAGGAGTGATAGACATGGTAAAGATTAAAACAAAAAAGGAAATGACGGGAGAAGAATACGCGAAATTTATGATTGATAAGTTTGGTTTAGAGAAAATCCAAATTGAAAACAAAGAAACAGAAATCTATGAAAAGTTTGTAATTCAAGCGCCTAAAAATTTACTTCCCACCCTTCGTAAAGAAGACAAAATCATTATAGAAGTTGAAGAGGAAATCACGGAAGATACTAAATTAGATTTGGTAGAACGTTTTATAGGTAGTATGGGCAGTGTGTGTTACACGAGTCATAACATGTCTATAAAAGAATGTTTAAAACTTACCCCTAGAGATTGCACTACAACTCATTTTTATATTGAAAATGGCGACCGAGAGCTAATACTAATTTGGTGTGACGGAAAGATGGTGGATTGATATGCCAGTAACACTATCACAAGAAAGCTACGACGCGATGCTTGATGACCTTAAGAAGTTGCGTGAGCGTAATAAGGATTTAGAAGATTGGTTCGACATAGAGGCTTGTATAGAATTTGCTGAGAACGAGCATAATCGTGGAGAAGATGAAACGTTAAACATTGCTTTGAGAAAGTTAATAAGAAAGGCACATGCATGGGATGAACTTAAATCACAATTGTTAGCAACCTATCATCAATCAGAACGAAACTTCGATATATCCGGTGGAGATGATGAGCGAGGAATAATGACTAAGCATGCAGAAGTCCTTGAATCAATGGATGAGTTAGATGGCGAAGATGATTTTTATAAAATGATAAATAAAACGGAGCGTGAAGAGTGATGAGAGCAGAAAAACATATGCAAATGATGCAGATGTTGCAAAACTGCGTAATTGAAAAATATGTATCGCATGATGAATACGAAGAGTTAGTAGCTAGAGATAAACATGGCAACAAAATGTTTATTAAATTTTATCCGAATGAGGAGGACAACGAAAATGACTAATCAATTAGAAATCAAATTATTATCAGACAACGCAATATTACCATCACGTGACAGACTAGACGCCGGTTATGACATTTACTCGGCAGAAACATTGATACTTGAGCCACAAGAAAAAGCAGTGATTAAAACAGATGTAGCAGTAAACATACCAGAGGGATATGTGGGGCTATTAACGTCAAGAAGTGGTGTAAGTAGTAAAACACATTTAGTGATTGAAACAGGTAAGATAGACGCTGGCTATCAAGGCAATTTAGGGATTAATATTAAGAATGATGCGCAATATAGTGACGCTGAATCGATTTTTTATTTTGATATAGAAAACAAGATTTGTTTCGAGGGCGATACAATACCAGTCGAAACTTACAAAATCAACAAAGGCGATAAACTAGCTCAATTGGTTATCGTACCAATACTCACTCCTGAACTCACTGAAGTAGATGAATTTCAAACAGAAAGTGAGAGAGGCGAAAGTGGTTTCGGATCAACAGGATACTAAAGATATATACGAGAGAGTGAAAGAGGTGCTGGGGAAGTGAATTTTGAACAACCAACGATAAAAATATTGAGACGATTATTTGAAGGCAAAAATGAAACTAATATACACATATCTCGTTTAAACCTTGTGGATTATGCAGTTATTGAAATGGTTACCAAATATAAACTTTCGGCAACGCATACACGAAATGAATATTTTAGAGATGTAGTGACTTTGAAATTTAAAAAGAAAGAGTAACGAGGAGTGAGAAAATGAGTGCTAAAAAAGCTAGAAAGAAACCTGTAGAAATTGAGTTTATGCAATTTAATAATGAAGATAATGCGTATGACATTTCACAATGGGCAGTAGGAAAAATTAAATATAAGGTGTCACATAAGTTTGACATAGGATATATGTACGTTGAAACGTTAGAGGGAATTATGACAGCAAGTCTTGGAGATTACATTGTTAAAGGTGTGAATGGAGAATTCTATCCAGTTAAACCAGATATATTTGAAAAGACATACGAGGTCATAGATTAATGCAATACCTAATCACAACATTCACAGATAGCACAGGCTTACCTCACAATCATGTGACTAAAGCAAAGGATAATCAAACGTTCACTGTGGTTGAGGCAGAGAGTGAAGAAGAGGCAAGGAAGATATATGAGAAGGGCAATTAAGCCCTCTAGAAATTAATAAACTTAGAAAGTGATTGCTATATCTTTTATACAGTTAAAAGGTAGAAGTTTTCTTACTTTAGAATCTATGAGAGAAATGTATAAATCTTCTCCAACTAATTCATATCCTGGTTTAATACCATGACATTCTAATTTATCCGTATCGGGGTCCTTGTATTGGATAACAATAATTGCACCATTACTTATGGCTTCATCAAATTTATTTAAAACTTCTTGTTTGTTCATTATATTTTTCACCACCTTATCAATTAATAAAATTATTATACCAGAAAGGAACGATACCTTATGAATAAATTATTAGAAACATTTTTAACTTCAATTGCTGCAATTACAGTTTATAAGTTAATTATCGCTTTGGTATACATGTATAAATACAGACAAGATGAAATTGATAAACCTATCAATACATTTAACGAATATGATCATGGCGATTTAAAAAGAATTGTTGCAGAGGTGAGTGACTAATGTGGTTCATCATCTCAATACTATTAACGATTGCATTGCTTATATCTATGGGTCTGCAATACGAACAACGAAAGAAGATAGAAGCAATGACAGATTATATTGAAGAGTATATCTATAGGAATAGATGGAGGTAGTTGTATGACGTTCGGTGATAACCTTAAAAGAATAAGGAAAGATATGAGATTAACGCAACAAGATATGGCAAATGAAATGGGAATAAGCCAATCTTATTTGTCCGATATGGAGAATAGTAGGAAGTCTCCGAGTGTGAATACAGCATTGTTAACTGCAAAGAGATTAAACTTATCAGTAAATGAATTAGTTAACGATGATTTAGATATGGATAAAGAAGTATATAACAAGAAAGAGATAAGTAAGTAGGAGGTAGCATATGAACTTAGGTAAGACAGATATACCCAAGCTTGAAGAATACTGGGAGAAGTTAAACGATATGAAAGGACAACTAATGTATCGTCGATATGACTTGCTCTATCAAACTACTGATACAAACAATGGTGGTGGTCAGAGTAACCTACCTACAAGTCCAGTAGAGAATGAAGTGACTAAGCTACATAGTGACCTCAAGTATTTAAACTTACAGGCTATCATTCAAGCAATAGAAGATGTATACAATGCAGCTACTAAAGAACAACAGTTGATAGTTAACTATAGATACTGGGAGAAGGATCTAACTGTGTATGAATGGAATGACATTGCACATGAACTAACTAAGCAACGTGATGATGATAAGGTAATCAGTAGAGATGCTACACTTCGAATGCGTAACCAACTAATGAGAGAGACAGCTAAGCGAATTGGTTGGATTAGTTTCGACTAACCGCACTTACGACATACTGGAAGTGCGGGTGGTCAATACCTTATTATGATAGTATCAGATAATTAACATACAAGGCACATCACTTATCAGTGGTGTGTCTTTTGTTATGCAATCAATGAGGTGTGAACAATGACAAGACATGACAATACACATAGGCATGGTCGTAAGTCTTATGAGTATGATTGGTTCTATCATTCAAAGGCATGGAAGAAGCTAAGGGAGATAGCACTGGATAGAGATAACAACCTATGTCAGATGTGTTTACGTAATGGAGATATAACAGACGCTAAAATAGTCCATCACATTGTTTATGTTGATGACGATTTCAATCAAGCGTTGAACCTTGATAATTTATTGTCTGTTTGTCTAAGTTGTCACAATAAAATTCATGCAAATGACCAAGATAAAAGTAATGCAAAAAATATTCGAGTTGCTAAAATTTAAATAAAAAAATTATTTAATTATTTTATACCCCCCTGCCTTTGGATTCAAAAATTATTTTTGCCGGGAACCGGCGGGGGACCTTCGTTTGCAACGCGGATCAAAATTTTATGAAAGGGGGGTCATCATGAATCTGAAAAAAGAGCAGTTGATGAGCTATATAGATAACTACCAAGAATCAGACGATATACTTATCAATTTATATATTGAAACTTATGAGTTTTATTGCAGATTAAGAGATGAGTTAAAACATAGTGATTTAATGATGGAACACACAAATAAAGCTGGAGCAAGCAATATTGTTAAGAATCCACTTAGCATAGAGCTTACAAAGACGGTACAGACCTTGAATAACTTGCTTAAATCATTAGGTTTAACCTCAGCACAACGTAAAAATATTGTGCAGGAAGAAAGTGGTTTTGGTGACTATTAAAATACTTAATGAACCATCACCTAAGCTATTAACAACCTGGTATGCACAACAAGTGATAGATGGAAAAATAATAGCCAGTAAATTTGTAATTAAAGAGTGTGAACGTCATTTAAGATACCTTGAAAATGGTGGTAAATGGGTATTTGATGAAGAATTAGCTCATAGACCAATACGATTTATCGAGAAATTTTGTAAACCATCTAAAGGATCTAAACAACAATTGGTTTTACAACCGTGGCAACATTTTATTATTGGTAGTTTATTTGGTTGGGTTCATAAAGAAACAAGATTAAGACGTTTCAGAGAAGCGCTTATATTCATGGGACGTAAGAATGGTAAGACAACTACTATATCAGGTGTTGCCAACTATGGTGTTTCACAAGATGGTGAAAATGGTGCTGAAATACATCTATTAGCCAATGTAATGAAACAGGCAAGAATTTTATTTGATGAATCAAAAGCAATGATTAAAGCAAGCCCTAAATTAAGTAAGAACTTTAGACCATTAAGAGATGAAATTCATTATGACGCTACAATATCAAAAATTATGCCACAAGCTTCTGATAGTGATAAACTCGATGGTTTGAATACACACATGGGAATATTCGATGAAATCCATGAATTTAAAGATTATAAGCTTATTTCGGTTATCAAAAACTCAAGAGCAGCACGATTACAACCATTACTTATTTATATAACTACTGCAGGATATCAATTAGATGGTCCACTTGTAGATATGGTTGAAGCGGGAAGAGATACACTTGATGGCATTATTGAAGATGAAAGAACGTTTTATTATTTAGCGTCGTTAGATGATGACGACGATATGAACGATTCTTCTAATTGGATTAAAGCCAATCCTAATATGGGAGTCTCGATTGATATCGAAGAAATGAAAGAAGAATGGGAAAAAGCCAAGCGTATTCCTGCCGAACGTGGCGACTTCATCACTAAGCGTTTTAACATCTTTGCTAATAATGATGAAATGAGCTTTATCGATTATCAAACATTGCAGAAAAATAATGAGGTAATCGCATTGGATGAATTGGAAGGTCAACCATGCACAATTGGATATGACTTATCAGAAACAGAGGACTTCACTTCTGCTTGTGCAACCTTTGCACTAGATAATGGTAAGGTAGCAGTTTTATCTCATTCATGGATTCCTAAGCATAAAGTTGAATATTCGAACGAAAAGATACCCTATCGTGAGTGGGAAGAAGAAGGCTTTTTAACCATTCAAGATTCACCGTACATTGAGTATCAAGATGTACTGGATTGGATAATCAAGATGAATGAGCATTACCCTGTGGAAAAGATTACTTATGACAGAGCTAACGCCTTTAAGTTGAATCAAGAATTAAAAAATTATGGTTTTGATACTGAAGAAACAAGGCAAGGTGCTTTGACGTTAAGTCCTGCACTTAAAGACTTAAAAGAAATGTTTTTAGATGGCAAAGTCATATTTAATAATAATCCACTAATGAAGTGGTATATCAATAATGTACAACTGAAATTAGACAGAAACGGTAACTGGTTACCATCAAAGCAAAGTAGATACCGTAAAATTGATGGATTTGCAGCATTCTTGAATACTTACACAGATATTATGAACAAGGTTGTTTCAGAAAATGGCGAAGGCAATATCGAATTCATTAGTATTAAAGACTTAATGCGTTAAGGAGGTGAGAACAATCGCAAGAGCAGGTTTAGTAACACGAATCAAACAAAGGTTAATTGATAGCTGGGTAGATCAAACAGCTTCTAAAATGTATGATTTTAGCCCATGGCGGAATAAGTCATTCTGGGGCGTTATTAATAACACTTTAGAAACGAATGAAACCATATTTTCTGCTGTAACAAAGTTGTCTAATTCAATGGCTAGCTTACCAATTAAGATGTATGAAGATTATAAAGTAATTAATACTGACGTTTCGGATTTACTAACAGTGACACCTAATAATTCATTGAGTAGCTTTGATTTTATTAATCAGATTGAAACTACTAGAAATGAAAAAGGTAACGCTTATGTTTTGATTGAACGTGATATCTATCATCAACCAGAAAAACTATTCTTATTAAATCCAGATGTCGTTGAATTAGCTATTGAAAACAATTCAAGAGAGCTTTATTACATGGTAAATGCAGCAACTGGTAATAAATTAGTAGTACATAACATGGATATGTTGCATTTTAAGCACATTGTAGGCTCCAACATGGTGCAAGGCATTAGTCCAATAGATGTATTAAGGAATACAACTGATTTTGATAATGCAGTACGTAACTTTAATTTATCTGAAATGGAAAAGCCTGATTCATTTATGTTGAAATACGGTTCTAACGTCAGTCCAGAAAAAAGACAGCAAGTTATGGATAGTTTCAAGCAATTCTATAGTGATAATGGTGGTATTCTTTTCCAAGAACCTGGTGTTGAAATTGAGCCATTACCTAAAAAGTACGTTTCAGAAGATATTGTAGCTAGTGAAAACTTAACACGTGAACGTGTAGCGAATGTCTTTCAAATACCATCGATGTTTTTAAACGCCAAGTCGAGTGCTAACTTTGCCAAGAATGAAGAATTAAATAGATATTATCTACAACACACTTTATTACCAATTATCAAACAGTATGAAGAAGAATTTAATCGAAAACTTTTAACTAAATTGGATAGACAAAAGAATCGATACTTTAAGTTCAACGTTAAATCATATCTACGAGCAGATAGTGCTACTCAAGCAGAAGTCTACTTCAAAGCAGTACGAAGTGGCTACTATACAATCAACGATATACGTGAATGGGAAGATCTTCCACCGGTTGAAGGTGGGGACAAACCATTGATTAGTGGTGACTTATATCCAATTGACACACCACTTGAACAAAGAAAGTCATTGAAAGGTGGTGATAAAGATGCCAAAGAAACCGAACTACTTCCAAATGAAAAGGAAGTCACAGAGTAAAGGCGAAATTTACATTTACGGCGATATTGTAAGTGATAAATGGCTAGAAACTGATGTAACAGCAACTGATTTTAAAAATCAACTTGATGAATTGGGTGATGTAAATGAAATAGATGTACATATCAACTCATCAGGTGGCAGTGTTTTCGAGGGTCATGCGATTTACAACATGTTAAAAATGCATAGTGCAAAAGTGAATATTTATATTGATGCATTAGCAGCATCTATAGCAAGTGTTATCGCAATGAGCGGTGACACTATTTTTATGCACAAAAACAGTTTTCTAATGATTCATAATTCATGGGTTATGACAATTGGAAATGCCGAAGAATTACGTAAAACAGCTGATTTACTCGATAAAACAGATGGTGTAAGTAATACAGCTTACCTAGATAAAGCAACTAATCTTTCGCAAGAAGAATTAAAGCAACTGTTAGATGCTGAAACTTGGTTAACAGCTGATGAAGCATTATCAATGGGATTTGTAGATGAAGTGCTAGGAGCTAATGAAATGGCTGCAAGTATTTCTGAAGAACAACTCAAACGATTTAATCATGTACCTGAAGTTGTTGAAAAAGATGTAGATAAAATCACAAAAATTGATGATATAGATACATCTGATTCGGTTGAAACACCTAAAAAAGCAATGTCACAAGAAGAAAAAGAAGCAAGAGAAAAAATCAAACGCGAATGTGAAAATTTAAAAATAACTATGAATTTTTAGGAGGAAACCTATAATGCCAACATTATACGAATTAAAGCAATCATTAGGAATGATTGGACAACAATTAAAGAACAAAAATGAGGAATTAAGCCAAAAGGCGACTGATCCAAACGCTAGCATGGACGATATCAAACAATTAGAGACTGAAAAAGCAGGATTACAACAACGTTTTGAAATCGTTGAACGCCAAGTTTCAGATATCGAAGAAAAAGAGAAAGCAAAAGTTAAAGACAAAGGCGAAACTTACCAATCTTTAAATGATGATGAAAAATTAGTTAAAGCTAAAGCTGAATTTTATCGTCATGCTATCTTACCTACAGAATTTGAAAAACCATCTGTAGAAGCACAACGTTTATTACATGCTTTACCTACTGGTAATGAGTCTGGTGGCGACAAATTCTTACCAAAAACATTATCAAAAGAAATTGTTTCTGAGCCATTTGCTAAAAACCAATTACGTGAAAAAGCACGTTTAACTAACATTAAAGGTTTAGAAATTCCTAGAGTTTCTTACACATTAGATGATGATGACTTCATCACAGATGTTGAAACTGCTAAAGAATTACAAATTAAAGGCGATACAGTTAAGTTTACAACTAACAAATTCAAAGTATTCGCAGCAATTTCTGATACAGTTATTCATGGTTCAGACGTTGAGTTAGTTAATTGGGTAGAAAACGCATTACAATCTGGTTTAGCAGCGAAAGAACGTAAAGACGCGTTAGCAGAAAAACCTAAGAGTGGTTTAGAACACATGTCATTCTATAATGGTTCAGTTAAACAAGTTGATGGTGCTAATATGTATGAAGCAATCATCGGTGCATTAGCTGATTTACACGAAGATTTCAGAGAGAATGCTTCAATCTACATGCGTTATGCAGATTACGTTAGCATTATTCAAACTTTATCAAACGGTACTACTAACTTCTTCGATACACCAGCAGAAAAAGTATTTGGCAAACCAGTAGTATTTACAGACGCAGCAGTTAAACCAATCGTTGGTGACTTTAACTACTTCGGTATCAACTATGACAACACTACTTATGACACTGATAAAGATGTTAAAAAAGGTGAATACTTATTCGTATTAACTGCTTGGTACGATCAACAACGTACTTTAGATAGTGCATTCCGTATTGCAAATGTAAAAGCTACGACAACAGCGTCTACACCCAAGTAATCCCCAAAATGTTGATGTAGCAGTCAACACTAAGTCGGCTGTTATTACAGCAGAATAGGGGCGATTAAATGGATTTAAAGACAATTAAAACTTGGTTGAAAGTTGATTATAGTTATGAAGATGGTTTGATTGCAGAAATTATAGAATCGGCAAAATCTGAATTAACATTGAGCGGTGTTCCGGAATATGACGATGGTGACACGGAATACCCGCTTTATTGCACTGCTATTAAATATATTATCGCTCGAGATTATGAGAGTAGAGGTTATTCTAATGATCAATCGAAAGCTAAAACGTTTAATGAAAAAGGATTACAAAAAATGATATTGAAATTAAAGAAATGGTAGGTGTCTGAATGGAATTCAATGAATTTAAAGACCGTGCTAATTTCTTTCATTATGTTAATGAAGGACCTTATCCCGATGATCAAGAAGAAAGAAATTTATATGGATGTTTTTGTAAGCTTTATAATCCCTCTATGAAAGATAGAGAAGTACTAAAAGCTACAGATAAAACGATAGGTGTCACTTTAATTATGAGAGATCCTCAAGAAGATTATGTACCGGAAACGAATCATATTGTAAAAATCGATAAACGATTATACGCCAATAAGTTGTTCAATATTGAAGAAATTAGACAAGATACACCAGACAGAAGCTATATTACGGTGGTGTTATCAGAAGTATGGGTGTAGAAGTAAAAGGCGTAGACAAATTGGTTCAACAATTAGAACGTAAATTTGGTGCAACTAAAATGAGGGAAATTGAAGATGATGCTTTAAATAATAGTGCTGACTTAATTGTTAAATCGCTCAAACATAATTTCGAATCATTTAAAGATACGGGAGCGTCAATTGATGAGATAGTCAAAACTAAACCATATAGCAAAGGTTCTAGTTATGCTAGAGCAATCATGATTAAATGGGAAGGTCCTATGAACAGAAAGAATATCATTCATTTAAACGAACATGGCTACACAAGAGATGGTAAGAAATACACGCCTAGAGGCTTCGGTGTTATCGCTAAGACACTTAATGCAGGTGAGTTTGCTTATAGAGAAACCATTATGAAATCGTTAAGGAGTAGAATGTGAATATTTTAAATGTTATTCGTTCTATCATTCTTGATGACACTATTTTGAAAGCTGAATTAGGTAATCGTATTTATTATTATGAACCGACTGAAAATGCAGATGTATTAAAACCATTTGTGATTTTAACACCGGTTGATGATGATCCATCTTCTTTTGTATCAGATAAATATTTAAGCGAAACTTATTTAATTCAAGTGGATGTAGAATCTACTAACCATCAAAAAACTATTGATATAACTAAACGCATTAGGTATTTACTTTTTGCTAATCATATGTCGCAAGCATCTAGCCAATTAGATAATTATTTTAAACAAACAAAAAGGTATGTCATGTCACGACGATACAGAGGCATTCCTAAAAATCAATATTACAAAGGTGAGCGTATCGAATAGATGTGCTTTTTTAATACCAAAACAGGAGGAATTTTATTATGGGTTCATACGTAGCAGGATTTAAAAGATTACATGTAGGTGTATTTGATGATGCAGCACAAAATATTAAAGACAAATTTATTTGGGAAGATGAAAATGGTGGTACAGTTAACATGAATATCACTGGATTAGCACCAGATATGGTAGATATGTTCGCATCTAATAAACGTGTTTGGATGAAAAAACAAGGTACTAATGAAGTTAAATCAGATATTGAATTATTCAATATTCCAACTGAAGAACTAAATAGCGTTTTAGGTCGTAGTAAAGATTCAAATGGTTCTGCATGGGTTGGAGAAAACACAAGAGCGCCTTACGTTGCAGTTGTAGGTGAATCAGAAGATGGTATGACTGGAGAACCAGTATACTGTGCTTTATTAAAAGGTACATTCAGTTTAGATTCAATTGAATTTAAAACACGTGGTGAAAAAGCGGAAGCACCTGAAACAACTAAACTTACAGGTGACTGGATGAACCGTAAAGTTGAAGTTGATGGGAATACTGCGGGTTATGTTTATTCTTATCACGAAGGTTCTAAAGGTGCAGACGAGTTCTTGAAAAAAGTATTTGTAGGTTACCAAGGTGCTACTACAGGCGCTACTACTGCACCAACAAATGTAGAAGCTACGGGTAATACTAATAGTGCTACAGTTAACGCACAATAATGGGTGGTAGCTAATGACAACAATTTTAAAAGTTTATGATAAAGATGGAAATGTTGTAGGTGAAGCAGAACAAAATCAAGATGGTGCAACTAAAGTCACTATTCATGATTTAGAAGCTGATACAACATATCCGACTGGTACATTTAAAGTTGCTCATGTGAATGGAGACGAAGTATCAGAAATGGTAGATGTACCGGAATTTAAAACAAAAGAGAGTAAAAGGAAAAGTAAGACGCAGTCATAATACTGCGTCTTTTTTATTTGAATAAAAGGAGACTAATAACATGATCAAATTCGAAATTAAAGACAATAAAACTGGTAAAACATCAACTTACACTAAAGATGCTATCACTATGGGTGAGGCGGAACGCTTTTATGAAACGATGGACAAAATGAATAAAGAAGCAGAAAAAGAAAATGCGAAAGCTAGTAACGTTAGAAAAATTGAACGTGAATTCTTTGTGAGCTTATTTGCAGACCAAGGTTTAACTGAAGAAGATGTCTTAGAAAATATGTCTACACGCGCTTATAAAAAAGCGTCTGATGAAATATTTCGCGAAATCAATGCAGAAGATGACGAAGATACAGAAGATGCATCAGAAGAAGTGGGAAAGACAGAAAAACAACAACAATAAAAGACGTTTTATTGAATCTTAAACAGATTCAACGGTTTTGTATGGAAAAGTATGGTTGGACTTTAACAGAAGTTAAACAACAACCTTACATCGAATTATTAGATCTTCTTAATTCAGAAGATGAAGTCGAAGAAAAACAAGAAGAAAGCGAACAAAAAGTTTATACAGGTTCCGACTTGAAATTCTTATTTGGTAGCTAGAAAGGAGGTAAAAATGGACGAGAAATTAGAAGGCTTGACCTTAGAGATGAAGCTTGACGCTATGGGCGTTCAAGAAGGTATGAAAGGTCTCAAACGCCAACTTGGTGTCGTTAATAGTGAAATGAAAGCCAATCTTTCTGCGTTTGATAAGTCAGAAAAGTCAATGGAACAGTATGAAACTAAACTCAATGGCTTGAATAAGCGTTTAAAAGTTCAAAAGCAGATGTTTAATCAGGCAGAAGGAGAACTTAAAAAGTTAAATGCTAATTATCAAAATGCAAAAAATAGAGTTAAAGATGTTGAAAAAGCTTATCTTAATTTAGCAGAAGCTAATAAAAAGAATAAAGCGGCACTTGATAAATCTAATTCTGCAATGAAAGAAAGTAATGCTGAACTTAAAAAGTCTGAAACACAATATAAACGTACAACGCAACGTAAAGAAGAAGCCTATCAAAAGTTAAAACAACTTAGACAAGCAGAAAAAGACTTGAAAAATAGTAGTTCTGCAACAACTGCACAATTAAAACGTGCTAATGAAGCAGTACAAAAGCAATCTGCTAAACATAAAGAATTAGTTTCACGCTATAAAGAAGAAGGAGCTCAAGTTAAAAAGTTACGTTCTGAAAATGAAACATTATCTAATTCTAATCAAAAAGTTAAAAATACTTATAACAAAACGAACACAGAATTAAAACAAGCAGAGAATGAGTATAAACAACTTAATAATACGATTAAGAATCATAATACTAATTTAGCCAAAGCAGAAAAAGCAGTTAACAATGAGAAAGCCTCTTTAAATAGTTTAGAACGTACGATTAGCAAGACACAATCACAAATGAATGCATTCAATAAAGAACAACTTGTTGCAGGTAGTCATTTTACTAAGACGGCTAATCAAGCTGATACAATGTCCAAAAAGTTTGGATCTATTGGCGATAAGATGACAGGCATTGGTAGAACTATGACTGTCGGAGTGACAACGCCTATCACATTAGGTTTTGGTGCAGCAATTAAAACAAGTGCAGACTTTGAACAACAAATGTCTAAAGTAGGTGCTGTATCACAAGCTAGTGGTAGTCAACTTAAACAAATGTCTGCACAAGCAGTTGATTTAGGTGCTAAAACCTCTAAATCGGCGTCTGAAGTTGCAGAAGGTATGAATGAATTAGCTCAATTAGGTTTTAACGCTAATCAAGTTATGAAAGCAATGCCTGGTGTCATTAGTGCTGCAGAAGCTAGTGGTGCAGATATGGCTACAACAGCACAAGTTATGGCTTCATCTATTAATGCTTTTAACCTAAAAGCTAGTGATTCTAGCCATGTTGCTGATATGTTAGCCAAAGCATCAAATGACAGTGCAGCAGATATTAGTTATATGGGTGAGGCTCTTAAATATGCTGGTACGCCTGCTCATGCGTTAGGTGTTACTATGGAAGATACTTCTGCTGCTATCGAAGTTATGTCCAATAGTGGATTAAAAGGAGAACAAGCAGGTACCGTACTTCGTGCATCCTTTATTCGTCTTGCTAAACCGACAGGTGAAGCGTCTAAATTAATGCAACAAATGGGCATACATATGACTAACAACCAAGGTAAATTTGTTGGAATGGGTAATCTGATTGGGCAATTCAGAACGCACTTAAAAGGTATGACTAAAGAACAAAAACTTGCAACTGTATCTCAAATTGTTGGAACTGAAGCTGCAAGTGGTTTCTTAGCGCTTATTGATGCGGGTCCCGATAAAATTAATAAGTATAGCAACTCATTAAAAAATTCAGACGGTGCAAGTAAAAAAGCTGCAAATCAAATGAAAAACAACCTCAAAGGTTCAATCGAACAATTAAAAGGTGCATTTGAATCATTAGGTATTCAAATTGGTAAAGATTTAACTCCTGCTATTAGACTAGGGGCTCATATGTTACAAGGATTTGTCGAGGGATTTAAAAGTATGCCTGGTTGGGTTAGAAAGTCGGCAATTGGGTTAGCACTATTCGGAGCAGCAATAGGTCCAGTTGTTTTAGCAGGTGGTTTACTACTAAGAGCTATTGGAAGTTCTGCTAGAGGTTATGCAGATTTAAATAGACAAATGGCTATCAATAGTGCAGAAGCAATCACCAACGCAAGCGCTAATAAAGTTGCTGCAGGTTCATTAGCGACGAGTGGTAAAGCTACTAAAGGATCTACTGGAATATTCACAAAGTTTGGGAGAGTTTTAACTGTCACTGCAGAAAGATATGGCGGACTTGGTAGAATAGCTTTAAATGGTGCAAAAATCTTCGGTAAAGTCGGCGTTCCTTTAACTATCTTAACTACTATCTTTGGCGTGGCATATGAAAAGATGGGTTGGTTCAGACAAGGATTCAGAGATATGGGGCGTATCGTTAATGAAGTTGGTAGTAGCATTGACTTTAGTTGGTTACCTAACATGGGAAAAGCTTGGGATAACTTTAAAAATGATATGGCTAAAGGTTTGCAAGATGGATTGCTGTTTAAAGGAATTCATAAGTTGTTCAATGGTATACATTCATTAGCCTCAAAAGCGTCTGACAAAGTTAATGTTTTAGGTAAAGGTGTGTCTAAAGAGACACGAGGTGCACTCGGTACTTATGTAAAATATTCAGAGCAGTCTGATAAAATCTTTGAGCGAATTAGATACAACCACGGCAACATTTCTAAGAAAGAAGCGGAAGAGCTTATTTCAATCAACAAGAAAAAGGGTGACGAATTAGTCAGTCAATTAGAAAAACGGAAAGCAAGAGAAATTAAATTAGATCATGATGTTCTTGATAACTCTAAAGCTATTTCAAGTAAACGAAAACAAGCCATCTTACAACGAGCTAATGAAGAAGGCAATGTCAGAATTCAAAAGGCAAAAGAGTTGAACAAAAGAATTGCAGTATTAGAAGCTAAAGCAACTAAAGATGGTAAGTTATCAAAGCAAGAAACAAAAGAGTTACAAAAACTATATGATCAACATAATAACTTAGCGGTTAAGTCGCTTTCTAAAGGTGAAAAAGAACAACAACGTATTCTATCTAGAATGTCTGCTAATCGTAAAGCCATGTCCATTCAAGAAGCTTCTGAAACGATTAAAGAATCAATCAAATCTCGTGACCAAGCTATCAAAGACGCTAAAAGACGTTACGATGCTAAAGTTGATGAAATTAATCAAATGGTAGGATTATCTAAAACAGAAAAAAATAAACTTCTTAACGAAGCTCAAGATAAGTATGATAAAGAAAAATCTAAAGCTAATAAACATCACCAAAATATTCTTAAAGATGTGAAGAAGTCCAATAAAAATGTTGCAAGTGAAATTGATACTTCTAATGGTAAAGTTAGAAGCGGTTGGAGTAAACATTGGCATAAGCTAGTTGAAGATAGCAAAAGTGCTTGGAATAGAATGGGTAAAAATGCTAGAAACTTTGGCAAAATGATGGGTGGCGTTGGAGATTGGTTTAAAGGTTTAGGTAAAAAAACTAATAGTGCATGGTCAAACATGAGTAGTTCGATATCTAAACATTCTAAATCAGCATATGGTAGTGCTAAAAACTGGCTTGGAAAGACAACTAAGAATGCAGGAGACAATTTTAATAAAGCTAAGAATAGTGCTAGTAAAAATTGGGGGCATATTGGTTCTACGATAGCCTCTAAATCCAAATCAGCTTTCAATAATGCAAAAAGTTGGTTAGGTAAAACAACCAATAACGCTAAGTCAAATTTCAATAGTGCAAAGAATAGTGCTTCTAAAAATTGGGGTCATATAGGAAGTACAGTAGCAAGTAAAGCTAAATCCGTTTATAGTCACTCTAAAAGTTGGTTAGGCAAGACTGCATCTAATGCACGTAGTAATTTCGGTAACATGTTATCAAATGCTCGTAAGAAATGGGGCGGAATCTCTAGCACTGCATGGAGCAATGCTAAATCAGTTTGGCGAGGCACTTCGAAATGGTTTGGGAACGCTTATGGTAGCCTACGTGGTTGGATGAATAATATGACCAAAAAGTCACGAGATAAATGGGATAGTATTTCAAGTACTGCTTGGTCAAATGCTAAAACTGTATGGCGTGGAACAAGCAAGTGGTTTGGTAATGCTTATGGCAGTTTAAAAGGATGGATGAATAACATGAGTAAAAAAGCTCATGATAAATGGGATTACATTTCATCCACTGCATGGAGCAACGCTAAATCGGTTTACAGAGGTACATCAAAATGGTTCGGCAATGCATACGGAAGTTTGAAATCTTGGACTGGCAAAATGGCAGATAAAGCTCATGATCGTTTCGACAAGATTTCTAGTGACGCATGGAGTAATGCAAAATCTGTATATAACGGGTTCCATCAATGGTTATCTAGAACTTTAAGTTGGATTCGTAATATAGGTAAAGATATGGGCGATGCAGCATTAAGTTTAGGTAAAACAGTAGCAAATAATGCTATTGGTGGTTTGAATGGAATGATAGGCGGTATTAATAAAATCGCCAAAGCAATTACTGATAAAACCTTAATTAAACCAATACCTAAATTAGCGACAGGAACGTTGGACGGTTCTTCAGTAGCTACAGATTCAAATGGTGGATTAACTGCACCTACTTTAGCAGTAGTAAATGACCGTGGTTCTGGTAATGCACCAGGCGGTGGTGTTCAAGAAGTTATTCATCGTGCAGATGGGACATTGCATGCGCCACAAGGACGAGATGTAGTTGTACCTCTTGGTGTTGGAGATAGTGTTATCAACGCTAGAGACACTAAGAAAATGCAAAACATGGGTATGTTACCTAGATTTGCAAGCGGTACACATACTAAACGAAAAAGTTTCTTTGACGCAGTAGGTAGTTCATTCCAAGACTTTGCAAGCCGTTCGAAAGATACAGGACATAAAGCATTAGATGGTATAGGTGGAAAAGCTAAAAAAGCAACAAAAAGTGCTGGTAAAGCAGCAGAAAAAGTTGCCAACGGTGTTGAATCTGCTGTAGAAACTGGTAAAGACGCTGCTGAATCAGCTATGAAAGGTATTAAAGGTATAGTAGATAATGTTGAAGACTATATTGAAAAACCAGGTAAACTAGTAGATTTAGTAATGAGCAAGATGAATATCAACTTTGGTTCTGGAGCTAATACTACTGTCACTATGGCAAAACTAGCTTATCAACATTTGAAAAAAGCACTAGTCGAAAAAGTAAAATCATGGTTTGAAGAGTTTGGAGGCGGTGGTGGATACAACCCATTCGCAGACAATCCAAGTTACCATTGGGTTCGTGGTTGGACGCCAACTGGTCATGCCGGAATTGACTACGCTGCTTCTGTAGGTACTAAAATACCTTCACCTTTAGATGGAACAGTTATCAAATCATGGCAATCACCATGGGGTGGAGGTAACGAAACGCAAGTTTATGACGGTTCTAAATATACACATATATTTATGCACCAATCAAAACGAGGCGTAAGCACAGGTGATAAAGTCCATCAAGGTCAAATTATTGGATTAACTGGTAATACTGGTAATTCTACAGGCCCCCACTTACACTGGCAGGTCAACAAAGGTAAAGGGTTTTTAAATAACCATCCCGATTCAATAAATCCACTTGAATGGGTTAAACAAGCTGCAAAAGCAGGTGGAAAAGGCGGTATCAATAAAGCTGCAAGTGCTTGGGCTAGTGATATAAGACGTGCAGCGGCACAAATGCATACTAGTGTATCAGCAAGTGATGTTAGAAATATAGTAAGCTTAATCCAACATGAGTCTGGTGGTAATGCAGGTATTACTCAAGGAAACATAGGTGATATAAACAATGCGTTGGGAACACCTGCACAAGGTTTACTTCAATATGTACCTAGTACATTTAGAAATTATGCAGTAAGAGGGCATGGCAATATTAAAAGTGGTTATGACCAATTACTAGCTTTCTTCAATAATAAATATTGGAGAAGTCAGTTCAACCCTATGGGTGGTTGGTCACCGAGTGGGCCTAGAAGATATGCAAATGGTGGTTTAGTTACTAAACATCAGATGGCAGAAATAGGAGAAGGTAATAAGCCAGAAATGGTTGTACCTCTAACAAGACGTACAAGAGCTATTCAATTAATCGAACAAGCTATGCGTTATGTTGGTATGGACGCAAAGTCTACTAATGTAACAGTTAATAATGATAACTCATTAATTGAGAAGTTATTAAAACAAATGGTAGCTATGAATGATCATAACAATCGTTTGACTGCTACTATTGTTGATTTATTAAAATCTTCGCCTAAAGGGGCAGACCCTAGAAAAGCAGAACAATTACTATCACAACTACAAGGTGATAGATATGCAAGAACAGCATATAATACGGGAGGTTAAAAATGATTGATGATAGATGGTTAAAAATTGTAACTGATAATGAAACTATCGATATTAATGATGTACTTCCCAATTTTATGTTTTTAGACGCTAAAGCTGCGTTTCCAACAACCAATAATGAAAGTACGACTATGAAAGGTGTAGACGGCGAGTTACCTAACTTTGCAACGTTTGCACCTTTTTCATTGGTTGTAAAATGTGGATTTGATGGAATTGATGTAATCGACGCAACATTAGCAGAACAAAAATTGAGAAATATATTTTTTAAAAGAAAGCCATATTATATTATCACTTCAGATAATCCATGCATAAAGTATGCAGTCAAAAATCCAGATATTAATCCGGATTATGGTGATTATATGGCAGTAAAATTTGAATTAACTTTTTCTGTTTATAAAGGTTATTCGGAATCACTAAAAAGTACAGATAAATTTAGTTTATCAAATGGGGATTGGCAATTTGAAGAGGGACTTATATTTGATGACAATATTAAATATAACCATAGCACTAGTAGTTTTAAAATCTTCAATGGTTCAGATGATACGATCAATCCAATATTACGTCATAAGTTTAGATTAGATATTAATATTGACGCACCTAATGGTTTTACTATTACTAATAACACAACCGGAGATGTATTTGAATATACAAAGCATATAAAAAGCAATAAGACTTTATCTATTCAAGGTGTGCATCCCATTCTAAATAATAAACGAGTTGGTGTTGATACTAACTTTAACTTTTTAACTTTAGATCCTGGCTATAACGATATAGAGATATCAGGTTCTAATTTAGGAAAGACAAATACTAAATGGGTATTCCCATTCATTTATAGGTAGGTGAGTAGATTGAATCATTTGGTTCTTAAAAATAAAGAAGGTACATATGCTGAGATATTAACAGATGTTGATTACGGTACTTTTAAATATGATTATGAAAAAAATAATGAAAGATCACTCACATTTACTATCTATAAAACGAATGAGAATGAAGATATATTCAATAATGTTAAGAATGAAATGTATGTTTTATATCAAGATCAAATATACGTGATAAAAACCACTGCTATAAAATATGATGGTGTATTAGTATCGAACGATATTACAGCCAAACATATATTTATGGAGTTTCAAAATCACTATATAGACAAAGATATAGAAAACGAAGAAAGCAGTTCAGATGATTCAGATTCTAAGTCTAGTGAATCATCAGATTCTACAGATGAGACAAAACCTGCTATAACACTTCAACAGTATTTGGACTTTGGTTTTAAAAATAACAAACAAGGATTTACTTTTGAAATTAAAGGTACTTTCAATCAACGAGTTGCTATTGATGAATTAGGTAATAAGAATGGCATGGAGTTTTTAAGTGAAGGTGCTGAATTATTTGGATACACATATTATGCAGATAATAAAATTATCTATATTCATGATGACAATAGTTTTTATGAGATGTCAGATGAACCGTTCATATACCATTACAACACCGATGAGGTATCAGCAACTATATCAACACTTGAAATGAAAACTTTCATTAAAGGATATGGAAAGAAAAAAGAAAAGTCTGAAACTAAAAATTATAATCCAATTAAACCTAAAGATTTATTATTAACTGGCACTTTTAATAAAACTGGTACGTGGTCAACTGAAAGTGTTGGAGCTAGTTATAGTAAAGAAATTGAATGTAAGTGGGGTAATGAAACGCTTGTATGGACGCTCAAGAAAATGTCTAAAGGTGGCACATTGGATGTATATTTAGACGGCTTAAAAATAGGAAGTTATGATTGTTATAGCAAAACTGCAACATCAGAACAAATTACGATTAAGCGAGATTTATCAAAAGGTAAGCATACTTTCAAAGCTATATTTACCGGAGCTAAAAAAGGTGTAGATTACTTAAAAAGTAAACCATGCATGTATATAGGCACTGAAAAGTCTACGGTATTAAATTTAACTGCTGTGCTTGCAGGAAAAGATTTATATTATGCATATCAAGAATATAAATCCCCTAATTATGATGTGTTTGGTGAAATGGTAGCACCTACTGTATTTGATGATACCGCATTAGATGAAGAAGCATTACTTACTAATATGAAAGCACAACTTAATGATCAACCAACTGTTGAACTTGCAACGAACTATTTAGGTTTAGAAGAAATTAAAGATAATAATAAAATTCGTTTTATTCACAAACCTTTAGGATTCAATACAGATTTAAAAGTAATTAAGTTGTCAGCGCCACACGCATATGTAAGAGAAGCTGTAGCAGTCGAATTTAGTAATGCGTCGAAAGATATTATACAAATTCAGAATCAAATTAATAGAAACATCAAAAATGTGAATAATTTAGTTAATAGTGGAGCTTTAAACCAAGGTTCCACTATTTCTATGCCTAAAAATTATTCGGATATTGTAGGAGTAGTGATGTCTAATGAGTGAAACAAACATAAGATATCTTAAGGATAATGATGGTGATTTTTATTATCCAATGACGCATGTAGAAGCGATTCAAGGATTAGATAATGACAAGTGGGTACCTTTTAAACTGAATAAACCTGCATTGATGAACACGGCATTTAAAGATACAGATAACGGTTTTGACTGTGCTTACAAAACACTTGAAGTATTTAATCTAGAAGTAAAGAGTATTCGACTAAATGCTTCTAATATAAGTGATGGTCAGTTGTTAGTGACGTTACCTGATTCTTTTAATTTGCCATTAAATCCACATTCGTTTTATATCAGAACACCTAGCAATCGGAATCAAGCAATTATAACAATAAGACCGGACGGTACTGTTTATTTCTATATTAAAGATTCAAATTGGAGTAATACAGATTATATTTATGGTCAATACACGTGGATAGAATAAGGAGTGATGAAATGAAGTTAAATTTTCCAATTAAATTAGACGAAGTTTTTAGACGTTATATTGTAGAGAATTTTAGAGAAATTAAATATTACTATGAGTCTACGAAACAACGTTTTATAGATCATCAAACAGTTGATGAACATGCACATAGTGCTAAGCAAATTGATTATATTACCGATTTTTCAAGAACAGTTGATGAAGCTTTAAAGAAAATCAAATCGGAACATGACAACATGGTTATTGGTGCGAATGGTGACGGTATGGCTGAAGTTAAAAATGCACGTGTCACTTTAGATGGCGAAATTCAAGATTTATTATCTCAACGCTTAGACACTGATTTCGGTAAGTTGAATAATAAAATTGATGATAACTATAAACGTTTAAATACAAAGATAGAACGTATTGTGAACGTAAATGATTACGGTGCAGACCCGACAGGTCAAACAGACTCAACACAAGCATTTATTAAAGCCTTTGGTAAAGGTCATGTACATGTTCATATGACGGCAGGTACTTATTTAATTAATACTTTAAAGTTGCCAAATTTCACTATTTTAAGTGGTGAGGGTAAAGATATTACCTATCTTAAAATAAATGATAATGCAGTTGCTGAAACAATAGGTATTACTAACCTTAATATGGACGGTACCGCAGAACAAATCGGTGTTATGGACTTTAATATAGATGGTAATAAGTTTAGACAAAATAGTTCGCTTAAAGCAGCAGGTGGCTCACGTTCTTCAAACATTCGATTTGCAGGTGTTAAAGGTGGATTCATTCGAAACATTAAGTCTTATGACAGTTTATTACACACTATTGATGTAACATATGCTAGCGATGATTACTTCTACCAAGGTGATGGCGTTAGAGTAAACGAAGCATTAGAAAGTAAGCACATCTTAATTGATGGTTGCGAAGTATATGGGTTTGGTGACGATGGTATTACGACACACCATAGTAGACATTTAATCATCGGGAATAACTATGCACATGATCCAACTAAAGACAGTGGTAACCACAACGGTATTGAAATTGATGACGGTTCACAATTTGTTTATCTATACAATAATAAAACTGAAAATTGTTTTGGTGGATTAGAAATTAAAGCACATGAACCAACTAGTGCTGCAAGTAATGTGGTTGTATTAAGTCATTTAGATATAAGAAGTATTAGAAGTTATAACATCAGACATATCGGACATCATAAAGCGGCAGATGTTAAATCAAAAACTGCTTATGGTGTTATTTTAAATAACATTGTTTCTGTATATCCGCAATATAACGGTGCATATGAAGGTGCTACACCTAGAGCAATGGTTATCAGTGCATATCGTAATGTATTAGTGAATGGATTTACGGCTATTGGTGACGGTAACTTCATGTCTGGTGTGCCTGCTATCGCAATCCAGTATAGAGCCGAAAATGTAGCTCTACACAACATCAATATTAAAGGTTTCACTAATTCACAAGCTGATATTAAACTGTACGGTGGTGCAAACAGACCTAAGAAAATAACGTTGAGCAACATCAATATTATTGAATCCTCAAATAACATAGGCATTGCCGGTGGCGGTGGCATTTACGACACTAAAATTATAGGTGCTAATCTACAGGGCACTGGCACAGGTAATGGTATTGAAATGTATAACAATACTACTGAAATTATTGGTGTTAAAGCAGAAAATTATAAAAATGCTGCTAGTATAGCAGGTCGTCTTTATAGTGTGGTACCGCATGTATCAAAAGGTGGTGCGAGCATAGGTTCAACTGGTAGTGCTGCAATTGCGGAAGCTAGTGCAGTTATTGCGTCTACAGGTAACTCATATGCAAATAACGCACGTTCATATGTGATTGGTTCTGGTGCAGGAAGTATCGCAAATGGTTCACGTTCAAGTGTAGCTAATTCACTTAACTCTAAAACGGGTGAAGGTGGTCATACGCAAATGATCACTAACAGTAAGAATGTATACAACAATATGAATTATCATTGGGTTGGTGGTTATGGTGAGGATAACAAAGACCCGAAAGTCCCAACCGTTCCAAGCCTTGCTAATATCAAAGTTGATTTAAGTATGTTCTCTGGTAATGCAAGATTTGCAGGACAAGTACAATCAGGACAAAACTTTGGTGACTATGCAGAGTATTATGAATCTCAATCTGGTCAAGAAATACCTTTAGGTACAATGGTAACGTTAGATGGACGATTTATAAGAAAAGCCCAAAACAATGATATTCCATTAGGAGTTATCTCAGGCACTGCAGGTGTAGTATTAGGTGACCAAATGTTTCACCACAAAGATAAATTCTTGAAGAATGAATTTGGTGTAACTGTGACTGAAAAAGTGAAGAAAGAATGGCAAGATGACAGTGGTCATTGGTATTCAGAAATTGTAGATATGCCGGTTAAAAATCCAGACTTCGATGAAAGTTACGATGAAGAAGAATATTTATCTCGTGCTGAGCGTCCTGAATGGAACATTGTCGGACTTGTGGGACAAGTATTCACAAGAGTAGATGACACTGTAAAAGAAAATGACTTTATCAAACCAATAAACGGTATTGGTACACGTGATAATAACAACGGTTTCTATAGAGTATTATCAGTGACGACACCATTCACACAAGAAAAAGGATATGGTGTAGCAGTTGTTCAAGTAACACCGATTCAAATCTTCAATAAAGGAAGTGTGCAATAATGCAAAATGAGATTAAAAAGGTTGCAAGAATACAATTGTATGACGAACCATATGACAAGGCGGTACCTGATACAGGTATCGTCTTTTATAATCTTGATATTAATACAGCAGTCATTGAAATGGAGATTATTCGTAAAAACTATCCATTACAAATTAGTGATGAGAATGTTGATACGTATGTTTATTTACAAGGTGTTGACCAAAATGGTAATGACTATGGCACGGAACTCGATGTTGAATATATAGACCCATTCGGTGGTCTGTTATCAGTAACGATACCTAGTGAATATTTACAAGCCGTTAATGGCTCAACAATATTAGCGCAATTGTATATCACACTTCATAAGAATAATCGTGTACCAAACACAAAATCTGACACAGTTGTATTGAATGAGTTTAAATTCACTGTCAAAGACGCATTGATCAATAGCATATCAGGTGTTACTAAAATTGAAAAGATACGTGAGTTCGATAAAATGCGCGATGAAATTAGAAAACGTATGACTGACATCGAAACTGCAATGAAGAATGGTTCTGATTATGTTATCAGAATGGAAAATACATTAACTGATGGTCTTAAACAAATTAACGATTTAGTTACAAAAGCTAAGAAAGATATCAACGATACAGTAGCAAGTGCTCAAACTGTTTTAAACACTACCAAAGATAATGCGGTTACTACTGTTTCTAAAGCAAGAGACGATGTATTAAACGCGATTAAAAACAATCAAGTTGTTAAAACAAGTGACTTATCTGCACAATTTAACGCACTTGCTTGGCAAAAATTTAGATTAACAAATGATGATGGTACTAACTTTTATGATTCGAGTTTGAAATTAGACTTTTCTAATACAGACCAGCTAACTGCTTTGCCTACAGGTACTAGATATGTTGTTAACTCAGTAAATATACCATCAAATGTTTCTTCGTCTGGTTGGTTAACGAAGTATAATCGACCTGATTCACAAAGCATATTGATTCAATATCAACCATATAATTCTAGTGTGATCTATCAAAAAAGCTTTTATAAAACATGGTCAGATTGGCAAGTAGTAAATCCCGACTATTCTAAAACATTGGATTGGCAACGTTATAAACTAACTAATGACGATGGTACAAGAAAATGGTTGGGAACTTTATCAAGTCCTGTTGAATCACTAGATCCTGGATTTTATGAGTGCACAATTCCATCAAATGCAAATACAGTTAATGCACCTTTAGATGTTAATAATAGTTCTTATATAGCTGAATTGAATGTTACTAAAGGTAGTAATGGTAGAAAACAAATCATTTTAATTCAAAATTTTACTGAAGATGTATGGTTGAAAACGATTCATACAAATGGTGTGGATAGAGGTTGGACTTTAATCAATCCTAAGCCTAATTTCACCGATACTGGTTGGTTACCATTGACGTTGACTAATAATGTACAAGCTTACTCAACTGCCTATACACCTCAATATAAATTAGTAAATAATAATGGTGATATTACATTGAAACTAAAAGGTGCCGTTAAAAATCTAACGACAACAGGTGTTACGATTGCCACATTACCAAGTAATATAGCTAGTTTAATAACGATGATTGCTCCATTTGTACAAAACAGTTCGTTCAAAAATGGTAACGCAACAACTGCAAGGTGGAGTGTAAATACGAATGGTGAAATTAAACTTGATGGGGTTAGCTTTTCAAACACATTAATGACTGCAGATGATTTTTATCCAATAACTACTGTAATACCACTATAAGGAGGTAATTTAAATGGATTTTAAACAAGTATTTCTTTTGAACGGTCAACCTTATCTAGCATTTAAAGGTGCTGATGGTGAGTACCAATATCCAAATGATGAATGGACTGAAACACCGCCACCTGCAGGAGGCTATCAACCAATGCATTTCGACGGGAGCAAATGGATATGTGCTACTCGTGAAGAGTGGTTGAAGAATCAACCACCTATTCATGTTGAACCAGATTCTCAAACTGAATTAATCGCTCAGTTATTGATGAACGATTTAGAACACAATATGAGAATAGAAATGTTAGAGCAAGGTTTAGCTAATGTATTAAATGAATTGTTAGAATTGAAAGGAGAGGTTCAAGATGTTCGTAACACTTAAACATTTATATGAAGTAAAATTATTTACTAAAGAAAAATTAGCACAGAGTACAAAATACAATTGGATAACTCCAGAACAATATAAAGAAATTACTGGAGATGAATATGAGCCACAGGCTAAATAGCTTGTGGTTTTAACTATGCCAATAGAAATGAGGTTTTAATGTGATAGATGACTTCGATGTCGAAGAATTGAAAGAACCAAAAATCGTAAAAGCAATTATCAAAAATATAGAAACTGAAATGGATGAGCTTGATGATAAAATCACTGATACAAATAAAGATTTGTACAATATCGATGATGGTGTGATTATTTCTATTAAAAGAGTTAAGAGTGATTTGAAAGTGCTAGACGATAAGATTAACGATATTATTAACGCACAAAAAGAAACAAGGAAGACAGTTAAAAATAGTGCTTATTCAACTGGTATAGGTGCATTAATTACTGGAATAATTGCATATGTTTTAAAACAATTAGGAATTTATTGAGGTGAATTTATGATAAAAAAATTAAGTACAGTTGAATTGATAGCACTCGGGTATAACGTTTATTTTACTATCACATTATTCTTTTCCCCAGAACTTTTCAGTAAAGAAAAGACAGAGTTATATGATGCGCTTTTACTATTGATTCCAGGACAAGAAAAATGGGTAGTAGTTGGAGCTACAGCCTCATTGCTATATATCGTGTTGTTATTTTATAGACATCATTTATACGCTATTTTTGTGAATGCAGTTGGTGGTTCATTTATGATGATGATTTGTGTAACTTATATATTCACTTATCCAAATATTGGCTCGGGCATCTTCTTATTCGTTAGTCTAAGTTGTTTTGCTCAAATATATAAAATAAGCAATAGATATGAGAATGAAAAATCAGAAATGTTAAAAAGAAAAATCAAAAGTAAGTAAAGTCGGCGCTATGCGTCGGCTTTTTATTTTTAAGGAGTTGAAGTAATGGAAAATGTATTAAATTTAAATGATTCAAATGATGGTAATCGCATTAAACAAGGTGACCTATCACACATGAGGTACATCTTAACTGACGCTAATAGCGATGATTTAAATCTTAACGATAAACCTGCAAAAGTTTACTTAACTGATTCGACAGGTGTCAAATATATCTACGATACAACAGTTAAGCAATCAGACAATGCCTATGTGTGCGATGTAGTGATCAATCAAATCATACCTGCAAGCACGTATACTTTAGAAATATGGGTCGATAATCGATATGTATTCCCGTCTGATACTAAAACAAAAATACAAGTGACTGAAAGTGTCATTGGTCGTCAGATAGTTAATGTAGAAACGCATAATTTGTGGGATGACATTTTAGCATATGGCATAAAAAACGGCATGATTAAACAAGACAGTGGTTCTGACTTCGTTATAGGTAATCAACCACCTACTGATAAAAATAAAATTTGGATAGATACGGGAGTGAGTAAGTAATGGCAGATGTAACAAATGGTGTATTAAAGTTTTATGATGAGAAAACGCAAAATTGGGTCGTAGTTGAAACGGAGCCAATTGCAGAAAAAGTTGTAGAAATCATGCGTGATGATTGGTTATCACATAAAGGACAACTTGAATGTTGGTTGTTGAAATATACGACGGAAGATGACCCGAATTTACCAGAACCAATATATGTAGCTTTATTTGTCGATAGTGAATCAGTTAAAAACTATGACAGAGATACATTAGAATATTTCTTTAAGGATTATATTAATAATTTATCAAACAAGAAAAATTTCAAACTAAACAACTTTATTAAGGAAATGGAAGATACAAAAGTGGTTTTACCACAACAATTTAATGTAGAAATCAATATGCACATTAACGACCCGGAAATGACAATGCTTTTAAAAGAACATAATAATATCACTGATAACTCAACTGTTACTGATGTGTTAATCAATAATACAGGTTCACTCACTGCAAGCTACATTTACAATGGTCATGCAATTCCAGAAAAACAATACACTCACAAAGCTAACCAGTAATGGTTGGCTTTTTATTTTATTCAAAAGGAGCATAAATAAATGACTGCAGATAAATTAAAACAATATATTGGATTATTTGGTGGAATGTTAGGAGCTTTATACCTTGCATTAAAAGCAAGTGGTATCGAAGTTCCTTTTTTAATGCCCGATAAATTAGACGCATGGCAAAACTTCGCTACGTCAATAGTACCTTTTGTAATTGCGATATATGGCGTCTATAAAAACACATATGTTATTCACTCGCATTCAAAAGCGCAAGAAGAATACTTAAAAGAAAATAATTTAAAATAGGAGTGTTATTAATGGCTACAGAGAATTGGAAAGGTGTTAAAGTAAGATATCAATTACTAACAAAAGGAACGCGCCGATATGGAGAAACAATGGACGGTGGAAAACCACAATTCATCGTTGCACATGATACTGGTAATATTAATACAACTGCTCAATCGAATGTGACCTATTATGAAAACACTTATAATATACCTTGGAATAACGTAGCTAGTGCTCATATATTCGTTGACGATAAAGAATGTATCATTTGTATACCAACAACAGAGAAAGCTTGGCATGTACTCTATGACGCCCCTACAGATAACATTTGGTACAACAGAGACGCTAATGATGTAGCGATAGGTGTCGAAATATGTTATTTCAGTGATAAAGAACGTAGTAGAAAAGCGTTAGATAACGGTGCTAGAATATTAGCATATCTTGCAGAATATTGGCATATTGATTACAAAACTAGAATGCCAGGACATCAAGATATTCAAGCAGATAAACAAGATCCAGGAAACGCATTAGAGGCATCGGGGTATGGTAGAAATACATCAAATCTTGATAAATTAGTAGCTAAATACTACAAACAAAACGTAAAAGTTAAAGCTACACCAGTGAAAGTAGAAAAAGGTGCGACATCATTTACACGTGATGAATTCGTAAAATGGTTAAAATCTACAGAAGGTAAGCAATACGATTATGACTTGTACGCAGCTTTTCAATGTGTCGATTACGCAAATGTAGGTTGGGATAAATTATTTGATCATGGACTTAAAGGTAATGGAGCGAAAGACATTCCTTTTAATGCTTATAATAAAGATAAGTTTAAAAAAGAGGCTACAGTATATAAAAACACACCTAGTTTTTTAGCTAAACCAGGCGATTTAGTCGTTTGGGGAGAACAAATGGGCGATGGTTGGGGTCATGTAGCTTGGGTCGTTGAGGCTACACTTGACTACATCGTTGTACTTGAGCAAAACTGGCTCGGTGGTGGTTGGACAGGTGGACCAATCAATAATGGAACTGGTTGGGAAACGGTCACACGTCGTAAACACAAATACGACACACAAATGTGGTTTATACGTCCTAAATTTAGTAACAAGAAAGCAGAATCTAAATTACTCAAGAAATCAAAAGAGAAAAAGAAAGAAAAGCAGATCACATGGAATTGGAAAGGCAGATTTACTACTAATACAACAATCAAAGTAAGACGTAGTCCAAGCTTGAAAGGTTCTGTAGTTCCAAGTTCTGATTGGTTATTATCAAATCAATGGGTAGACTTTGTCAGCATTACTAAAAAAGATGGCTATTGGTGGGCGAAATTCAAATATCCTACTAATCCATCATCAGGTTATTTCTACTGTGCTTTGTGTAAGATAACAGATAAGCAAGAAAGAATTAAAAAAGAGAAGTATTGGGGTTCCATTAAGTGGAAATAATATGTTATATTATATACATGGATTTCAATCCAGTTTAGTTATAAGATGTTTTAGATAGTTACTTTTTTTCTCTATTTGGAGGTAGTCGTGGGGACTACCTCTTTTTTTGTGTAAAAAATAGTTTTGCGGTTCCATTAAGCGGAAATAATATGTTAAGCTATTTATAGTTTTCAATCCAGTTTAGTTATAAGATATTTTAGATTCTTATTTTTTCTCTTTTCAGGGTAGTCCTTTCGGCTGTCCTATTTTTTTGTTAAAATGTAAATGTGTACCAACAAGTCCTTTGGATTTCGCTTGGGAGACACTGGCAAGGGGTAGTCCTAGTGACTGCCCTGTTTTTTTGTGTTATGATGTACATTACATGCTATAAAATTATCAATGCTGTTTTAAATTCATGAATTGTTATGTTCCTAATAACCACCTATGCATGTCACTGGGTGGTATTATTATGTTACAATATGAGAACATGCATCAAAATTATGAAACGACAGAAATTTCAAAAACTGAAAAATCCATCTAACCGTCTATGCATGCCACTGGACGGTTTTTTTATTTGACTTTATATAAAACAATGTGTATTATTATAGTTAGAAAGAGATGTGTATGTTTGCTGACAATTAATGTATAACTTGATACGTTATTATCAGTTTTTGTAGGGCGGTCTTAAAGATCGTCCTCTTTTTATTTTAATAAACTTTTTAATTAGAGAGACTAAGAATAATCATTACATAGTATTATCCATTACACATGATATTGGTGTGTTATTTTCTAGTAGATTTTTAGTAATTTACTAGCTTTGTGACTGACATGAATGTCACTCGCAAATATGCTATAATTAAATAGATATTGCGGTACATATCTGAGGAGTGTACTTGAGGTAACTGTTGCGACGGTTGCCTTATTTTTTATACATTTATGTTGTATTCCTTTAACCTAAGTGGTAAAATCCATAAGAACTACAACTTAGGCGGTGAGAAAATGGAGTATATGTATAAGTATTTCTATAAATATCCACAAAAATACAAAAATGAGTACGATAAAAGAATAAATGCACCTAATGTTGAATTATTAGATTTTACAATTAAGCCCTATAATACAACTGAAAAGTTTAATTTATATTATATACCTACATCGAAAATTTTAAATTTGGTTAATGATATAGAAAAGAATAATTCAAAATTAATCGAGCATACAATAAATTTACCAGAGGCAGCTACAGAATCCTTGCATAAAGATATTATTGTAAATGAACTTTTTTCGACTAACCAAATTGAAGGGGTCAAAAGTAGTAAACAAGAAATTGTTAATAGCATGAAAGAAATAAAAGAAAATCCTAAAAAGGTAGTAAGGTTTAAAAGTATGTTAAATTCTTACTTAGGTATTTTATACGAACAAAATGAATTACCTAAAACTCCTAAAGATATTAAGAAGATTTACAACATGATCGCTGAAGAAGAAGTGAATAAAAGCGATAAACTTGATGGGGAATTAATCCGTAATGATACTGTGAAGGTGGTTACATCAACTAATAAAATTATACACGAAGGTGTAAATCCACATGAAAAAATCATAAATCATTTGCAAAAGTTGTTAAACTTTTTAAATACTCCCAATAACATAGCGTCGGTTATTAAGATCGCTATATCACATTATTATATGGGCTATATTCATCCTTTTTATGACGGGAACGGAAGAACTTCCCGTTTTATTAATAGTCTATATTTAGACAAAGAATATGATAACCTTACAGCTATTTCTCTATCGCGAGCAATAGACAATAATAAAAAGACTTACTACGATATTTTCGATAAAACTAATAGTGTGATAAATAAAGGAGAATTAAATTATTTTATTGATAATTTTTTGAGCTTTATAAAAGAAGGTCAAAAAGAACTAATTGAAGAGTTATCAATAAAAAAAGCTCAATTACATCACGCGAGTAAAAAAATAGGGAATGATGAACTTCTTGATTCATTAACTGATAATCATAAAAGTATAATGTTTATACTGGCTCAAATTCAATACTTTTCATTGGAAGAAACTACAACAGTTCAAGAGTTGTCAGCGTACTTAAAAGTATCGGAGAAAACAGTTAGAAAATTGATGAATAAATTAATAGAGTTAAATTATGTAGATAAGAGTGGTCTTAGACCAGTTCGTTATAAAGCAATAGAAGGATATTTTTAATTTTTCATGCTATAATATACCTAACGATAACGTCTTATCGATACTATATTCTACTAGCCACGTTCATAAGAGCGTGGCTTTTTATTCGTAAAAATGTTAGCGTTATTATTGGAACTATTTAGTTCCACCTTCCAAAAATAGATCTTTCTAATATTTTGTCCGCGTTCTTTATTGAGCGCGGATTTTTTTTAGGGACTCGGGTCCCTAAAAAGTCCCTAAAAATTGGTTTTATATGGTGTGTTATTAATAGACAAAATAAAAAGAACCCCGTCGTTATGGGATTCTTAATTTTAAAAAGTGTTTAATTTTTGGTTATTAGCGTCCTGGGAGGGATTCGAACCCCCGACCGATGGCTTAGAAGGCCATTGCTCTATCCAGCTGAGCTACCAGGACATTTTTTAACACAAGAATTATTATAGCTAAATAATCAGTAATTAGCAATAGCTATGTTATAAAAAATGTTTATATTTTTCACTATAGTAGTGTTATTAAACATAAAATCAACTTAATGATCAATAAGTTAAAGGGACAAGGACTATTAAATTGAATGCAATTCAGTTTAGTGTGCCTAACTGTTCAATTTTGTAAGCGATTTTACAGTTTTGAGTTATAATTGTCTAATTAAGAACAAATCTCCAAATAATTGCGTACAAGTTATATAGTATAGATAACAAAACGATAGATAAACAACACGATATCAATGACAACAGTTTTTGAAAGTAACTTTTGAACAATAAATATTAAGGAGTGTTTATCGTGGAAGGTTTAATCAAAGCAATTAAAGATACTGTTGAAGCTGGCGTTAATAACGACGGCGCAAAATTAGGAACAAGCATCGTAGGCATTGTAGAAAACGGTGTAGGTGTGTTAAGTAAACTATTCGGATTTTAATTATAAAAATATCTAAATAAAGGGAGTTTTGAATTATGACAAAATTAGCAGAAGCAATCGCAAACACAGTACAAGCGGCACAAGGACATGACGGCGCAAAATTAGGAACAAGCATTGTAAGCATCGTAGAAAACGGTGTAAGTGTATTAGGTAAATTATTCGGATTCTAAGTCGAAACTAAAAAATCATAAACAATAAAGGAGATTATATATTATGACAAAATTAGCAGAAGCAATCGCAAACACAGTGAAAGCAGCACAAGGACATGACGGTGCAAAATTAGGAACAAGCATTGTAAGCATCGTAGAAAACGGTGTAAGTGTATTAGGTAAATTATTCGGATTCTAAGTCAAAACTAAAAAACTAAAAAAATCATAAACAATAAAGGAGATTATATATTATGACAAAATTAGCAGAAGCAATCGCAAACACAGTGAAAGCAGCACAAGGACATGACGGCGCGAAATTAGGAACAAGCATTGTAAGCATCGTAGAAAACGGTGTAAGTGTATTAGGTAAATTATTCGGATTCTAAGTCAAAACTAAAAAACTAAAAAAATCATAAACAATAAAGGAGATTATATATTATGACAAAATTAGCAGAAGCAATCGCAAACACAGTACAAGCGGCACAAGGACATGACGGCGCAAAATTAGGAACAAGCATTGTAAGCATCGTAGAAAACGGTGTAGGTGTATTAAGTAAATTATTCGGATTCTAA